CATTTTTCTTTACAAAAGATTCAATTTAAAATACGTATTTTAGCATATTTATGAAATATCTCTCTCATCTTGTTTGCTTTTTAGGAATTCTGTACAGTTGCAACAATTTATTAGCAAACGATAATAATGACGATCTTGAAGAAACGGAGCAAGAAGCTTCTGCTTCTCTTAAGATCAAATCTCAAACACAATTATGTTCAGCAGATTATTATATTAAGAAAGGATTAGATAAGGAAGAAGATCGAAAAAGAACAGATATCGGTATCGGAGAAAAAATCACATTTTTACTTGTTGGAAAACCTAAAGGCGGCATCAAGGAACTTACTTGGAATATTAAAGGAAACGGCTTCGAAGAAACAAAGGCCGACTTATTAAAAGGATCACAAAAGATTAGTCTAATTGCAAAAAAATCATTAACAAAAGATACGAACGTTCAAATTGTTGCCCAAACCAGTGAAGGGAAGGAAGCAAAGATTTCAATTAATATCAAAGTTCCTACAAAGATAGAGGCAAAGAAATTTAGTGGAGAAATTGAAACAGAAGATGGCAACGATAAAGTTGATACCAAAAAAATTAAATTCCCGAAAGGAAAGTATGGTCTCATAGGATTCATTGAATTAACCTTATTGCCCACTAATGTAAGTTTTAAAAAAATTAACGCTGTTGAGCGAGACGGAGGTCTTGAATGGCCTGAGAGAGACAATAATTCAAAAAAACCGGTACTAGCATCAGCACATACAGGACACGGAGTTAATAAAATTGTTAGAATAAGAGATAAAAATAATCTTTATGACATGGTTGCTGAAACAGGAGATACAGTAGTTAACCTTAACGCAATTCGCAAGTCGGGAGTGAATCCACAAAATTTCTGGTGGATATGTAAAAAATATATTAATTTAAAAGAAGAAAATAAAGATACCATTTCATTAGGGAAAACAAACCAAATATTCAATATAGAAGCAATAAAAATGTCTATAACTATAACTATTGTAAAATTTGGATTAG